AAGCTTTTTAGTGCAACTGGGGATTCCCATGCCGCGCCCGCCCCGAACTTTGTCAAACTGGCATCACCGCTGATTTTTGCACCCTGCTGTCGCGCAATCGTTGCCCAACCTATGCCCTCAAAATACTGCCGAATCTCACCGGTTACATTGTTGCTGAACTTATCCGCCTCGCCCACACCGGGTGGCGCAACAGGGTCAACGTTGCCAGTGGCGACGGCGCGAGTGGCACTGTCATTAAACTTACGTTTAAGCACTTCAAACAACTGGTTATTTTTGGCCTCATCAAGCTGCGCGCCGAAACCTTCTAACACGTTGGCAAATTCCTCTTGTACCGCGTTGCACCATTCGGGTGACAGGTAGGTGGCTTTGACGCCGCTGGTGGGTGTGCCTGCTTGAAAGCCGTCTTTGCCTGCGCCGTGCAGGTCAACGGCGCGGTTGGTGGTTTTTATTCGTTGCATAATTTACACTCCATATTGAACAATCGGTAACGTGCCAGCCGGCGCGTGGGTTTTGAGCAGGCATTCAAGCGCGCGGTCATCATAAAAATCGAGCGGGTCGGTGCAGGTATCCATACAGGTCATGTGCCACACGCTGGCAGCTTGCGGCGTGTTGACTTGCCAAACATAGCGCCAGTCCTCGCCCAGCAGCATGCTGTCGGCTGGGTCAGTGCAGGGCATGGCGTCAAATTCGGTCACGGTGACGGTGGTGCCGAGCAGGGTGTAAATGAGCGCAATATAGTCCTCGTTGCGGATCCCACCTTTATCATTGATTTTTGCCAATAAAAATGCGCGGCGTGCCGAATCGCTGGCGCTGCCCGATAAACACCTATCGGGCAATCCATATACACGCTCCCAGTCGGACAAACCAACTGTACTGCTGTCTGGAAACGCTTCGCGCAGCAGACCAGCAGCGGCGTTGAATACGTCATCCAATACAGCCGCTTTGGCGGTGATGCACGCGTCTAAAAATGGCGCGTTGACGTCATAGCTTACGGGCGGGTACAGAGATTTGAGCAGGTCTTTGGTGTTCATGGTTTACACCAGCGGCGACACGGTTAATACGCCCAGCTGTATCCAATCAAGCGTTGCGCCGTTTACTGATGCCAGTATGTTGGTGATGGGCGCATCAAACACGCAGTCGCTGATTTGGCTGTGGCTTTCAATCAGCGGGCGCAGTTTGGACAGCATTAAGCCATCGCCCGGCCCCAACGTGGCAAAGTAACCTGTGATTAACGCTTGCACCATGGGTTTTAACACCGTTTCAAAATCAGCGCTGCCCACCACGCGCACGGTGACGTTGACAAATTTATAGCTTGGCGCACGCACCGCAATGTTTTTAATTCCAGCGGGTGATTTGGTCACCAGCTCGTTTAATGTGCGGGCAATGAGCGCCTCGGATGGCAAGCCTGTTGGCGTGCTAATAAATACGTCACTCGTACCCAGCCCGCGCAAACGCGGGTACACATACGCGTGTTCAACACCGGCCACGGCTTCCGCCCAGCGCTTTAAGTCGGTCACTTTGCCGCCTGCGGGCGGGTTGCGCAATAAATCAAGCAGGCGAGCCAGCAGGGATTCCATACTTTCTGCGTCCACGCCATCTGCCAGATTAATTTGTGTGACCTCACTGGCCACGCCGCTGTGCGACAGTGTGTGCGTGCCGCGCGCATCCGTAACATTGCCCGCCGCGCCTGAGTTAACCGCGCGCACGGCAATGGTTTGAGGCGCGCCTGTTAGCGTCACGCTGTTGCCGATAAGCGTCACCATGCGCCCATCGTTTAAGACCATTTGCGCGCCAATCGGCAGCACCGCGCCTGCTTGCCCGCTTATCAGCGCTGTGCCTGTGGCGTGTGTGGCTTCTTTTGGGACAAGCCCTTTAACGGCGGCGTGGTGCATCACGTTAGAGGCGTCGGCTGTGTCTGGGAATATTTGCCGAAAGCCCCACAATATCAACTGATACAAGCCTTCAACCACGCTGGCCAACGCCGTGGCGCGCACGTAATGGTCGCTGTCAACGCTGATGTCAAAATCAGGGTTCATGTTTTGTAATGTGGTCAGATAGCGGTTGCGAATCGCGTCAAAGCTGGGGATGGGGTAGCTCATGCGCCCACCTGCACATAATGCATAAACGCGTGGCGCTTGTCCGACGCGTCAATCACTTCAATTGACAGCACCGCGCGGGGCGTGGGCAGGCTTTGGATTTCATCTGATACCGTCACCGCCACACTTTTTGCGCGCCCATCAATCAGCAGCGGCTCAAGGGCTTGCTCGGCGTATTGTTTGGATAATTGACGCACGCGCGGCACGTCTTTGTCGCGCTGCAATTCATGCAGTCGGCTGCCGAGCGTGACATCCGCCCACCAGCTTTTAAGCGGGGTGACCAGCCGAATATACACGGCGTTGGCCAAGTGGTTTATTGCGGCGTTGGCAGCGGCGTAGTCGCCAGTTATGGGGTTTAGTTGTGCGCTTTTCATACGGGCATTGTGCGCGCGGGGGCGTAAAAAACCCACTGAGCGGGTGTCAGTGGGTTGGCCTGTGTTGAGAATAGTGCTGATATTTACATGTGCTGCGAGCTTAATCCTTGGCCGTTATTGGTGTGCGCGTTAAATGTGTCACGCATACCTTGCATGCTGCCTTTGCTATCGGTAATGCCGCCCGTGGCGCTCAGGTTGCCGTCTATCTTCGATCCGCCCGCAGCGGCCACGCCAAACGTATTGGACTGCATGGCAATCGCGCCTGCCGCCTGCATTTTAAAGTTATCGGCTGACACGTTAAAGTTTTTGCATTTAAAGTTAAACGTGTCGCCCTCAACCTCAATGATTTTGCCTTTTTTAATGTGCACAAACGCACCCTCATCGCTGAACATCACTGCCTCGCCCTCGGCCAGCGTTTTTACGCGCACGCCATCATGCTCAGAGGCAATCACAACCGCGTGTGATGTACTGCCACCCAAGGGCAACACAATCACCTGTGTGCCAGTGGGCAAGCGGCTGCTAAAGCCAAACTGCTGAAACATTTCTACGTCGGGCAATGATTCACCCGCCAGACCGTTAACCGTGTACGTTGGGTTGTCTGTATTGTGCGCGCTGGTGGTGGTTGTGCCTCTAAAGGCTTGGCGCACGCCATTTAATGCGTTGCGCACCAAGCCCTTAACTGTTTTTGCGTCCATTAGGTTAAATCCTTATCGATTGATTTGCGTACTTTTCGGGCCTTTTTGCCGCCGCTTTTGGGCTTTTTGGCATCTGGTACCCACATTTTGTCTTCTTTAATCGTGAGCTGGGTGTATTTGCCGCCGCAGCCGCGATTGACATAAAACCGCCGCGCCATCAAAAAAAACACGGCATGGGTGTCCAGCGGCTCAAAATCACACTCAATCCGCTGCCCCGCAGCCCACAACACGCCGCCCTCGGTGTAAAAGCCGTTCACAATCACCTTGAGCGTGTAGCCGCCCAGCCTGCCATCCGCCATGAGTTTTTTACTGCGCGTTGCCGCCACGGCTGCGTCTTGGATGTCTGGGTCAACCACAATTTTAGGGCGATACCAATCTATATTGGGGTCGGTGGCGTGGGCTTTTTGGTTTGCGCCTTTGCCTTTTTTGCCGCCATGCGACTGCCCCAAAATCGTGAGTTCGCTGTACACGCCATCGATGCAGTCTTCTTCCTCGACTTCCTCAACATTGGTCAGGTTTTGCTCATATTTCAAGCGCAACGTCGCCACAGGTGGCGCCTCATAATCAGGGCCGCCAATGGTTAATGTGCCATCGGGCGCAATCCACCACGCCACGCCGTTGGCTTCGCAGGCTTTGTTCAGCACGTCTGCGCCAGACTCCCCTGGTTCTACGCTGATTTTGTCGTGGGTGTATTGTTTGTCGCCCAAGAACTTGATTTTACTGATACCAAGCGGCTTGACCATTTGTTCAACCACCTGCATGAGGTTTAACTTTTGTGTGCTTTTAATTGGCGCGGAGCAGTCCAATAAACTTGCCGCATCGTCACGCCCGCGCAAAGTGACGCAGTGGCTTGCGCCGCCGCCCACACGGCTTAATTTATGCGTGCGGGCATCAAGTCTGCCCTGCATCACCACCACGTCATCAATGCGCACCTGCACCCGCGCGCCTTTGCGCACGTCAGCGGGCAAGCGGCTTTTGTGTTGCAGACCCAAGCCAAATTCAAACGCATCGGCGGGAATTTTAAGGTCACTGTCCACCCAAAGGTTGGTCCAGTCGCCGTGCATTTGCCCCGCGACGGATAATGTAACGACTTGCGGTTTTTTAGTTGCTGTAGACATTTAACACCTCGCCGCGCAATAAAACATTGGGGTTTTTAACATAGTTGAGCCGTGCGATTTCATACGCGCGCGTATAGTCGCCGTATAATTTGTGCGCCAATAAATGTAAATTGGTGTCCGATTCCAGCACATGCGCCGTTAAAGCGGGTTTTTGATAAATCACCGCCCGTGCCGCAGCCGTGAGCTGCCACGCCAAGTCTTGTAAATGTTGCGCCAATACAATCCCAGCATCGCCCGTATATGCCGCGCGGCACGCCTGCGCGGCTTGTGCCAACGGCGCGCGCACTTGATTGAGCGCCTGCTCTACCTGCGGCGGGGACAATGTGGGGTCGATAAGCTCCCACTCAAACACCTGTGCATTGGCTTGTGCCGCGCTCACCGCATTGACCACCGCCACGCTGGCATTAAACACGGCTTTTACCTGCGCGGGGCTGGTACTCACCGCCACATCGGGCGTAAATGGTTCAGATTCGAGCACAGGGGCAAGCGCGTTTTGCACTTGTTTTTGCACCAGTTCAACCCCGCGCGCCGCTTCATCTCGGGTGTACAGCGGGTTAAAGCGGCTGGGCGCTGGGTTTATCACCACACCAGTCCCTGCCACCGTTTGTAGATTTTGCACAGGCGGGCTGATGATAAACTGGCCGCCATGTGCGCCATGAAACACGCCAAACAGCGCCATCACGTCACCCAGCGCGCTGCGCGGCAGCGCAAACACATCACCGCCCAGCCGCAGCACCCCTTGCTTAAGCTCAAACAACGGCGTGACCATGCGCTGCCAATAATCGCGCAAAAGCGCCAAGGAGTCCGAGCCTACCTCCAAATAACCTTGCGCCATCTCCATATACGCTTCGAATTGCGTCAGCAGTGCGTCAAATGTGGCCATGCACTGCAGCGCCGCCAAACCGCCCAGCGCATTGGGCAAGCTGCGGTTAAAAAACGCCATATCCGCGTTCGCTTCAATAAACGTTACGGACACGGTGCAATAATTGTATTCCTCTGCGCTGTGTGAGACTTCCCAGTTCTTTGCATGGCATTGCATCGAACCGAAAATAGGGTGAATCAGCTCGCCCGCCTCAAGCACCTCAAACGCGCTCACCAATTTTTTGAGCTGCGCTTCGTATTGCTTGCCCCACAACACAAACTCAATAGGCACTTGGTGAGCGTCGCGGCCAAAATTTTCTACATCCGCGCCATTGCGGTACGGATACGCATGTTCGGCCAATGCATTCTCGCCCGTGTCTTTAACCTGCGTCACCTCAGCGTGTACACCCCGAAAACTGGCGGGTAATAATGTGTGTAACCAGCTCATTTAAGCCCCCCGCGCCGCGCCATTGGCGTTAATGTTATTGACTGTTTGCGACACCATCTCGCCGTTGACATACACAGGAATGGTGGCCGTCACCGTCCAAGACTTGGCGTTTAACGCCGCCACATTGCCCGCCACCGCCGTCATTTGCGCCTCAAGCGGCGCGTTGTTGGAGATTTGATTGAGCTGCGCGATTTGGGCGTTGACTTGTTGGAGTTGGGCATTTGATTGGATGAGGGCTTGCGCGGAATCACCACCTTGGATAGGCGGGGGTGCCGCCATTGCTGGCGTGGCGGGTGGGGAATCAGAGTTTTTGCCACCAACCCACGCGCCGGCCATGCCGCCCAGCCATGCGCCAGCGGCAGCCCCCAAAGCTGTACCCAAGACGGGGACGACCGAGCCAATCACACCGCCCACTACGGTACCATAAGCGGCGCCGACCAAACCACCTTTGGCCTCGGCCTTTTCACGCGCGCCAGCTTTATCGTCCATCATGGTCATGGCGTTACCGCCCGCGTTCCACAGTGCCGTACCCGCAGCGCCGACAACGCCCGCGCTTTTAGCCATTCCACCCGCTTTGCTTAACCAGCCAGCGGTACCAGCGGAAGAACTTAATAAGCCGCCCGCGCCGCCTACCCCCACTTTTCCCAACAAACCGCCCCCTTTGCCCAACATTCCGGTAAGAGAAACGGCGCCGTAAACGGATGCGGCAAGCATTGTTGCGTCTTTCAATGATACCAGCGCGCCCGTTAACGCTGGAAACTCTGCGCCCATCTTCGAAAATGCATCATTTGCCCCGCCGACTACAGTACCAATGGCTCCGCTCTGAGTTTCATATTTAAGATTCGCGTCTGTATTGCTCCCTTGCTGCATCTTAAATGCTGTCGTCCCTCTAACCAAATCAAGGTTCTGGTCTCCTAAACCTGCTGAACCGTCTAAGCCCTTATAAATGTTATTGGAGTACTCGGATGATAGCAATGGGATCAATGCGCCCAATGCCTGAATATCTTGAAAGGCTTTACCTATTGTCGAGCCTGCGGCAATATTTTCCATAGACTTGTAAGCCGCCGCCTCACCTGCTTTGTCGCCTTGAGCCTGAGCTGTCTTTAACTGCCCTTGCGCCTTAACGTAATCTTTATTTTTTGACATTTCGCCACGTAACAAATCAACCGCAACAGTTAGGCTGTCTTTTCCTTTTTCAGCCCCCTTTAAATATTCCCGCTCTAAATCAATGCCAAAATTCTTTTTAAAATCTTTTTTAGTATCGACGCTGTTGAGTTTCGACAAAACATTTTTCACATTATTAGCGGCCTCATCGCCCGACCCAGCGCCAACAATAGCCCCCTGATTCATGGCGAGCAGACGTTTAAATCCATCGATGCCGTTCAAGCCCGACATACCCGCCACGCCCATTTGTCCACCGATGTGTCGCGCAATATCTTTTGCTTCAAAACCACCGTCTGTCGCAGACCGAATCATCATATCTGCCGCTAGATTCGCTTCTGAAGGTTTAATGAACTTTTGCTGCACGGCGGCCGTTAAAGCCTGCGCAAACTCTTCTGGGCTACCCCCTGTCGCGCCCGCCGCGCGCATAGACGCGTCATAAATAGCTGCCGCGTCACTTCTCGCCTGCACATCAGCCGAAACCCCGCTCGCATGTGCTCTAGCGCGCACTCCATCATCTTTTTCGCTCATGCGGCCATACACCGTGTTTAAAGCAGCCGCACCTTGTTCGCGCGTCCCACCATATAGCCCAGTTGCCTTTTTAATGGCGGCGTGCATTTCCTCCATACCCGCTTTTTTTTCAGTCGTGCTTTTACCCGCGTAAGCAATATTTGCCATATTGGCAAGTTGGGCTTCATAGTCCACTGTTGGCTTTATAATTGAACCGCCCACTGCCTTCATTGTTTCCCAGCCCGCAACCCCTTGGCTTAAAGCGGTGCCAATTTGCTTTGCTGTGCCCAGTGCCGATTTAAAGCCCGTGTTTAGCCGCTCACCTACAGTAAGTGCTTTATTTGATATGTTGTTTAGCTCACTGCTCATACCTTTAAGTGCAGCGCCACCTTGCTTACTACTTGCCCCCATGCGCTCTAATGCGCTGCCCGCCTGCGCGGCGCTGGTGTCGATTTTGCCCGTTTCTGCGTTAATCAACGCCAGCTGGCGCAGTAGGTTTTTTGACGCGTCATCATGCAGGGTAACAATCACTTTTACATCAGCTTGACTCATTTTTTTCTTTCAACAGTTCACGCGCGGCCTGTCGCGCTTTACGGGCGGCTGGGTCAACGGCATAGGTTCGGCTGCCCTCGCCATTTTGTGGGGCGGGCTGCGATTTGGCCGCGTCAAACGCCAAGGCCTCAAGCATGGCAACCAATACATAAATGGGCTGAGCCAGCACCCAATGCGCGTCCCATCCCCTGTCCAACAGCCGCGCCATCGTGAGGCGCAGCTGTTGGAGCTGCGCCAATGCGTCAAACGCGCCCGTGCTTAAGCCGCTGGCGGCTCTGACGCGGGTTCGTTCAACTTTTTTTCTAATGAGTCCGACAACTGATTGGCAAGGTCATAATCGATTGACAACAAACCGCCCACCTGTTCAACGCTTAACAGCGTGCCATCAACTCGAATCATCTGAGCCAGCTCATACATGCGCACACGCAGCATGCTCACGCCTGAGCCTTCAGCGATAATCGCATTTTCCAATGCGGTGATTGCGTCATTGGCTGTCATCAACGTGATTTCAAAATCTTTGCGCCCATTAACGCCGTGCTTAAATTCACCTACTGCTTTAATCATTTTTTTCACCTATTAAAAAAGGCCGCCCACCACAAAGATGGGTGGCATTCTTGCATCGCTACTCATGTCAGCATTCGCACTTCTGATACCTCCAGCGCGCTTCTCAACGCACCTTCGCAGGCTTACAGAATTTCTAATACCCCACGAAAAAATTAGGGTTGCACTTTTTGGTAGCTACTACTCAACAATCCGATTTAACGCACCCAGCGTTAAATCACGCATGGCTTCTTTGTCCACTTCATATTTGCCCGACATATCGGTGACAAAGCAGCCTTGATACGTGATGCGATCGCCGCCCTCAACGGACTGAATGGTCACTTTGCCGTCGTCCAGCGCCAGCCAGTCAGGCTCGCCGCTGATTGGAATAGGCAACGATACTTTGAGGGTAAACTCAGGAATCACTTGGCAACGCCCCTTGGCGCGTTGTTTGCGGTTCATGGTTTTGACCAGTTTTTTATTGCCTTTGATGTCTTCGTTAATGCTGGTCGCTTCATATTCCACGCCATTAAATTCAACAATCACGGCGGCAACGTATTTAATAATCGACATAATTTTTCCTATAAATAAAGGTCAATGCGGGCGGCAAACACATGCAAGCCGTTGACCACATCGGTGGGAATAACTGAATCCAAACGGTTTGGATCTTGCAAATTGTCTTGCACCAGCAGCTGCGCTTTGTTTGCTTCCACTTCCTCAACAATCTCCAATTCCTCACATTTGTACAGCACGTCAAGCAGCTCACCGCGCACCGCAGCGGCCACGCGCTTGGTCTTTTTATCACGCGGAAAGCGCAGGCTGATGCGGTCAATACAGGCCTTACGCACATAGTCAAGCGAGCGGATGGTGGTAATGTCCAGCAGGCTAATGTCATCTGTGCCAGCGGCGTTTTTGGTGTAAGTGCTAATCGCGCGAACAATTTGTACTTTGTCTCCCGCGCCCACTTCAAGCGGGCTTAAGCCATGCGCCAGCGCAACTTCTTGTTCCATGCGGCCTGCGCGGTCGGTGATGGCGTTGGATAAAATCCCTTTGAGCCACAATGTATTGAGCGGGCGGGCGGGGTCCTCTTCGCTCGCAATCACGCCAGCGTAAGCGGCGGCGATTTTGTGCACTTCATTGGGGGCGTTTTTAAGCCATGCCATGGTGATGCGCCCCGCGTTTAAAGCGGCGGTTAACGCTGAGCCCGTGGCAACAGAGCCAATAAACGCGCTGGCGGCAATCGCGCCGCGCTGCTCAAGCGGATGTGAAACCGCGTCCAAGTGGTCACGCAAAATGGTTAAATCGGCCTGCGTGTTAGACGCAATCGCAAACACCTGATAGTCACCACCAAACACGCTGGCCAATGCCGTGGAGTAGTCGCCGTCGGCGGGAATCCCCATGACTTGCAAGCGGATATAAGGGTTGGCGGTCATGGCGGCAATCGCCATGTCATACGCGGGGCTCTCACCAAACAGGCTCAATGCTGAGTCACCATCAAACACCCAATAGGGTGTGTACGGTTCAGCAGCGCCCAGTGCCATTGCACCAATTAACAAGGTGTTTTGCGCGTTGGTGGGCAGTGTGCGTGTGGCCAACTTGAGGTTAAACTCGGCGTATTTACCGGGCTTACGGATGCTGGCGGGCAACTGGTCAAAAATAATTCGGTTCATGCCTTACTCCTTGGTTTTTTCTGATTTACTGGCGGGCTTGCTGCCGTCAACCTGTGGTTTTGTGTCCTCAACCAGTGCTAAGTCACCGTCTTTAATTGCGCGGCGGTAATACGCATGGTCAGGGACATCAACCGCCACGTTTTCAATGTAGCCGCTCAAGTCCAGCATTGGCACGCGCACCAACGCGCTGGCCGCTTTGACTCTGAGCGTGTTGGTATTTTGTATCTGTGTTTGTGCTTGGGTCATGCTCACAACCTTTCTTTTAAATTCACCACATCGGCCAACTCGGCCGACTCGTTTGTTACACCATCATGCAGCAGGCCAATGCGCAGTAAATCAGGCAGCTCATCCGCACGCTCACCGTATAGACCCTCAAAAATAGGGTCATCCTCTAGCGGCAAGGCTTGCTCACCGTGCAGCGTCTCCGTCCAGTAGGTGTCAAAGCTGCAGCCATACGCGGTCAAGCCGTGCGTGCCCACTTTGACGCTGCCCAACAATTGCACTGGGCCTACCAGCAGCTTTTTAATCGGCAAATCAAAGTCTTGATTGACCAGAAGCCGTCGCACCGCGCCAATCAGCTGATACGCGCCCACCTCCACGCGGGTGCCTGTGCGTCCAGCCGATTCACTGGCCAGATTACGCGTGACCACAAACACCGTGTATGTGGCGGGAATGTGCAGCACCTCGCCCGTGGTGGTTTTGGCTTTGGGGTTTTTATGCCCTGCAAAACTCACGTACAGCGCGGGCATGGCGCTTAACACATGGCGCAAACCGTCCTCATCAAACTGGCCGCCGTATGGCTCAATGGTGCGCAGGCTTTTGCCCAAACCTTGGCGCAGCCGCGCAATGATGGCCTGCTCAACCGTTAGAATCATCACCGCCCCCAAATACGCTGGGCTTGGCAGACTTATACAAAATCACATCGTCCGCGTCTGCCGTGACATTGGCCGTGGCAATTCCAATCCCCGCTTTGCCCTGCGCCACTTGACCCAGCCAGCGCGTGGCGCGGTCGTAGCGCTCCTTGACTTCATCGGTGAGCGTGACCACGCCGCGTGCCAACCGATATTCAGCAATATCAAGGCACACTTCAACCAACATCAATGGCACAGGCGTTAGCACCACGGGTGTGGTATAACGCGTGCCAATGTGGCTGTCGATTTCGGCGCTGGCGCTCACCAGCGCGCCAGCCAAACGGTCTGTATCAACCGCGCCTTCGTTCTCAACGTCAGTGAGCGAGATTAAATAGGACTCGCCCAAACGTTCAAACGCTTGCGCCTGCGTGGCGTATGAGTAGGCGGGCATTATTTTGCTTTCGGCTTGGCCGGTGCGGCTGGTTTGCCCTCAAGCGCGGGTTCAAGCGCATTGATAACGCTGGCAAAATCGGCCACCGCGTTGGCGCTCACATCTGGCGCTGACGCATTTTCTGTATCAGATGACTGTTCAGATGACTGTTCAGATGACGGCGCAGGTGATTGATCAGGTGACGGCGGGTTCTCAGCCACAGGCGCTGCCTGTGCATCGGCTGGCGTCAACACCAGCCAAGGGTCGGCCAAGATTTGCGCCCATTGCTGCGCCGTAAATTCGGCTTGGCTCAACAGCACCGCTTGCGCGCCAAATGCCTTGCCCGCCCGATAATGCCCAGCGGCCTGTGTGGAGTGAATTAAATAGTTCATACGTTCTCCTTCTCCACCCAAACGGTTGACAACACATCTACCACGCCGCGCATCACATTGCTGGTCGCGCCAATGGTTTCGGCCTTCACAATCAAATTTGCCGCGCCTTCAAGCTCTGGCGGCACAACCAATAAGGTGGCTCGGATATTGAGCTTGCGATTGTTATCGGTCACCATGCGGCTCATGGCCACGCGTGCCGCTTGTAGGTTTTCTGCGGTCAATGGCATTTTTGACATATACGCGAGCTGGGGCAAGGTGTAACCAAATGCGCGGCGCGCTCGCACACCGTGGCGGTATTCGTCACGCATAAAGACGTTTTCGTCCGATTCTGTGTCCATGCTGGTTAATTTTGCGTCCATGCGGTTTTGATAGATAAAAGGCTTAATCGCACGCGAGCAATCAAGCAAATACCACGCAGGCCCCGTGCCGTCCGCTTTGTTTGACTGCGTGCCAGCGGTCGACTCTTTATCGCCGTTCACCGCATAAATCGGGTGGTCGTGGTCAAAAAATGGCTGGCCGTCGTGGCAAACTGTCTGCTCGCCTTTGGCCAGTAATGCAAACACAGACTCATCAACGTGTTCATTGGCCGTGCGCCCCAATTCATTAAACAGCGGCGTGTACATGCCCACGTTGTCGTCTTCAATATCGGTACGCGCCACGCCAATGGAGCTTTCAAATGTGGCGTTGGCTAGAGAATAACCACTGGTTTTTAGGCGGTTCAGCTGGCGATCGCCCACCCATTCGCGCATTTTTGGAATATTGTTTAACCAGCCGTATAAATTGACCGCGTTGTTTGATGGAACCATGGTGGCCACTTTTGACCACTGGCTGTCCGCCATGGTAAGGCCGTTTTTAAACGCGGCACTAAACGCAATGGCCAGCGTGCTTAATAAAGGTGCTGTAATAACTTTCATCGGGTGTCCTTTGTGACATTGTAAAATTTGACAACTTGATAACTTGATAGCTGGGTAACGAGGCTAAATCAGCCTTGGTGCAGCGGTTTTTCAATTACGCGGTTTTCGCCTTGGCAAAATCTGCCGCTGCAATCCCCATAGATTGGCACACCGCCAGCTCATCCGCGCTCAAGCCGTTGGCATCCGTTGCGCCTTGCGTGCCGTGGCTTTGTTGCCCCGTTAACGCGGTAATCACAGGTGCTGCCGCCAAAAAGCTTTTGAGCTGCGCCACGTCTTGCTTGCCAAGCTCCGTTGCCCATACTTTGGTTGATTCCAAAATGCGCCCGTCGCTTAAGCCTTGCGCCACCAAGCCTGCCACTTCATTGTGGGTAAGCTGGGTTTGTAATGTGGCCACTTGCGTTTGCAATGCCGCCATGGCCGTCACATTGGTGTTTGCGCCCGCCGCTTTGAGTGTGGCCAGCTCAGCGCCTGTTGCCTCCACCGAACTCGTAAGCGTTGCCACTTGCGCGTTGGCGGTATTGAGGTGTTCTTGCGCAGTTTTGTAATCAGCCTGTAGTTTGGCCACTTGGGTGACCACATCTGCATCTGTGCTGGTTTCGGCCAAGGCCAGTAATGCGAGTAATTCTTTTTTCACGTGAAGTCCTATCTGTTGATTGGGTTGGTTGGTTTGATTGATTGGGTTTGATTGGTCGTGCAAATGGGTGAGCCTGCTTAACATGGCGGGATTTAGCTCGGTCAAGCCCGTTAATCCCGGTGAATTGGTCAACGCCGCCATGTGCAACATCAGCACCTCGCCCGTATTGCCGTCATAACTAAACACGGGCGAAATGTAGCGGTACTGCTTGTTCTTGATAAAGCCCTCCGCCTCAGCTGTCCAGTCAATCCGTGCATAAACG